TCCTCCACCACCTGTTTTATCTTTGGACAGATCTGACACAGTAGATCTGCATCCAAACTCAGCTCTGTGTGTGGTATGCCTGTCCTATCAGCTGTGGCTTTGAATCTGAACATACTGGCCAGAACCACGTATGCGTCGTTCTTCAGTAGTCCTTCTTTCATATTCAGTTTTATTTTCCTCTTGACCTGTGGGATGTCTATGGAAGCAAGTGCTCTACTACCTGTTATAGATGACTCAACCTTGTACAGCATGTCTAGAAACTCAATATTATCTGCACCTTGAGATAGCAAACTCTTGACCATGTCATTCAGTTCATCTAATAAGTGTGTTCTCGCTTCCAAGTCTATGTCTATAGGCTTCCACTGCTTCTGCTCCAGAAGGCTCAAGCACTTTAGATCCCTTAACACATAATGTGGAGCCTCAAAGTACAATCCTATTGCTGCCCTCCTCATTGTCCTTGTCATGCTTGCCATCTTCTTCACCTGTGTCTGACTACTAGTTGCGAAACTAGCAACTATACTAGGAGAACTGAATGCCTGGTCAAACTTACTCAGTGCACTTTCCATACTAAATGCCTTCCTATTCACAGAGCATAACTGAATAGCAAAGCTATCTAAGTCTGAAGACTGTGTCACCTTTTCTCTCACCATGTCCTGTAGGCTTCTCACCTCGTTTTGTGCAGACTTTGGGTATGTGTACTTATAAGGGTCATTCAAAAGATTGTCATTATACATTCCTGAACTAGTTGCAAACTTAAGATCCTGCATGTCGTTCTTCCTATTCATCAGAACAGCACACCATATCCTATCTGATGTTCCCAAGTCCTCTCCAGCCTCCAGCTTGTTCTTTATGCCTTCATACACCTTGAATGCTCTCTGACAGAGTAGCAGGCTGTAACCACCAACAATATCCACAAAGCTCATAATCCTCAGATTGTCAAGCAGGATGCAAGTTCCTTTGTGATGTGGGTAACATGAGTCTTCCCAATATTCATCATCACTGATCAGCTTGGGATGTGCGTTCACTGTCAAGTTCCTCATTTTCCTCATCAGGAAAGCCATGTTTATCATGAACAGACTTGAGCCATCTTTTAAGCAGGCTCTTGATAGATCCAAAATCTGTTGATTCTCTAAATAAACAGTTATGGCAGGGTTCATAGCTATGATAGCAGCTTCCACCTTGATACTTGGTGATAGAACTGTTCCGTACCTAGAGAATGTGCTGTATATTTCACTCATCTTGCAGCTTACAACTGACTTAGCAGAATTCAGTTGATTTATAGCTATACCCAATGTTGTGTAGGTGCTCCAGTACAGCTCTGTGATTACATCATACTCATTTCTGCCATTTCTTGTGTAGAAAAGTGCCTTACTGCACTTGATAGAAGGGTTGCTGTCGTCAGAGCTGCATAGTGATTTCAACACAACCTCTCTAACTCTGTCTACTCTGCCATCATTGATATAGATAGGTGATTTTTCATCAAGTCTCTGTAGCTGCATCATTGTGACTTTGTCTAGCATAGTCAGGAATGCAGTGTGTGATAGTGAGCTCATCTTGTGTGGGATTCCCTGAATCATGTGTGCGCTACACACAAAATACAAATTGTTGTAGCACAGACACTGATCTAATATCAGTGAGACTCCATTGGTATACCCCATATCAATAAAGTCTTCATATGACATCTTCCTCCCATTTTTCATTATATTGTATATTCTTCCATCTGGTGCATCTATGGCCTTCCTTACTTGCATCCCTCGCAGTCTGACAATGTTCAGACAAGATTTGAGAATTTTCTCTGATATGAACACTCTTTTCCTGCTCAGTCTAGTCAAAAAGCAGCTTATAATCT